GTCAAGCCACCCCTTAAGAAAAATCCGATTTTTTGCCCCGGGGGTATGTAAAATTTTTGAAAAAATTGCAGAATTCGTAAAAATCTACCATTTTTCCTCGTTCGTGAATCCGTTACCAGTGCCATAAGCTCCACGTTCGTGAATCTTCTCGTGGCACTCATGGCACAGTGGCATAAGCTGTATGTGTTCACCGTCTTTATCTTTATATGTCCTGCTATACGCAAGCTCAGGATGCTGCTTAAGATGCTTCACATGATGCACCATCGTTGCTCTTGTATACTTGCCGTGCTTCTTGCACATATAGCACTCATGCTTATGCTCTGCGATAATATCAAGTGCAAGCTTTCGCCATGTATAGTCCTTATAGAATAGCTTTATTTTTCCGCTTGCTATCAAGGACTTGATTTCAGATGTTGTCAGCATGATAAATTCCTTTTTTCACAAAAAGCCCTCTCAGGGTCGAGAAGGCTTCTTGTGTTTCTGGGGGTCAATCCAATGTCAGATCGGAAAGAAAATAAAGGATGTATGTCTAATGTCAGCTATTGGTTGCAGCAGTTGGAGTTGAACCAACGACCTCAAGGTTATGAGCCTTGCGAGCTACCACTGCTCTATACTGCCAGATAGACCGGAACTATTGCTCCGGTCCGGAGAAATAAAATGAAAATCCTATGTCAAAAGAAAAGAAAGGAGACACAGGAAGCAGACAAACATTAACTCAGTCGGGAAAGTTTTATGAAAGTTTGCTTCCTATGTCTCTATTTTACTATTTTGTTTTCACACATTTCCACACATTTTCACACATTATTTTGACCAATTGGCACATATTTTTTTTATCGCTTTCTTGACTTTTTCCTGAACTGTTCTCGGTGCATAGTGCAGCTTATCCGCTGTCTGTTCCTCGGTGTTGTAGAGAACGTATCGATATATCAAGACTGATTCAAAATCATTGTCGTGAAGCTCAGCAATCACTTGTCTTACTTGCTCTTGTTGTTCTTTAAGTGCGGCTATCTCAACTTCAATCATGTCTTTCTTATCCTCAGAGAGCAATTCCGCTTCTTCTGTCAATGCTTTGATTTTTTGTGTTGCGTAAAAATGGCTTTTTAAAAATCTTTTTATTTCTTGTTCCGTCATCGTGCCGCCTCCGTGTAATAGATTTCCCGATTCAGGTCGTGTCGCATTATAAACAGCACTGCATCGCTCCGGCTTGCGAATGTCAGCGGTGGACGTATTATATGCCTGTGTATGTAAGCACCTGTGATGCTGTTCCGGATGTGATAACGTGCTCCTATCGGGTCAATATGCCATTTAGTTTTCATCATCGTCATCCTCTCCGTATGCAGATACCGCACTCAGAGCTACGAGCATTGTCACAGCTCCGGTTAAGTATGCTATTATTATTCCGAGCATTAGTAGTCACCTCGCAGTATCATATTTGCAGCTAAAGAGTGCATATCAACGGAAATGATATGATTGCAATAGCCGTCACAAATCAGAGTGTCAGAGCAAAACCAGCAAGGGCAGACAGAAAAATTAAAAAAATCAACTGCTGTTTTCATTCTGCATCACCTTCCTTTAAGTCCATTCTTGCACCGCAACGAGGGCAATACTTCAAGAGTTCTCGCCATTCACTTTCAACGTAGTTGCTCATTTCAAGATTAAGTCCGCATTCGCTGCATTCCACGTATGTATCATAGCCTTGTTCAGCCTTTCGCCATTTTCCGTGCTTCACAGGCTGTACGTCTATTCTAAGAGCTTTAGTTATTTCTTCATCATCAGCCTTGAATTTCTGTGTTGTCTGTATAAGTCCATAAGGCTTTGTCTCTGTTACTCTTGTTCCGTTGATAGCAAGTCCTGTTGTATTTCTTGCTCTAAATACTTCTATTTCAGCCATTTTTATCACTCCTTTACAGTCCAAGCAGCTCGGCAAGCTCCTTGTCGCTGTCGGCTGCATTTGCTTTTCTACGGTCCACACCTTTTACGATCAAAGGTAAACACATTTCTGATATACGAGAATAAAGTCTCGATTACGCTCTATCTGCTCACGTAAAGGACTTGATTGTTCGTGCTAAGCGGTTAAGCTTTTCGAGTTTATCTATTGTCATTTTACATCACCGTCCATTTTCACCTCACATTCCTTTGGTGGCTTGGGAAGAGGCATCCAGTGAGTTACTTTGAGATGCAAGCACGGAAAACTGAGCTGTTTACCGTCAACTTGAAGAAGCCAGAATTCTCCATTTCTGAGAGTTCCTAAACAATTGCCTTCTCCTGTAGTGCTGTGTACATAGCAGAGTACAATATCCTTCTCTATTGGCAACTTATCTTCTACGCTTATCCACTGGCTCACAGGCTGAACGTCTGCGGCTTTGATTGTCCTTATATCGTATATCGCATTGTCAAGGGCATCTCTTGCACCTCTATTTTCACACAGTTCTGAGTATTCACCTTTGTCCTGATCCACTTCAAGGTCAAGCAACTGCATCTGTAGCATTTTCAAAGCTTTTTCTCTGCTTATATACTCATTCATTTTCAGTCCTCCTGTTCTTCTCGTCATAGCACTGGTCGTTCATCATCTTCACGGTTCCGGTAAGCTTGCACCTGCCGATGTAATTTTCAGCAGATTTGTATTTATCATTTTCTCTTGCCATTGATACCGGCTTTGTGTTGTCATAGTATTTACAATTTTTACAGCGTGTCATTTTTTACCTCCATGATTTCTTTTATTTCGTTCGCACTCAGCTCCCTACAATCCTTACCAGTCCGCATCACCGACAGCGGACAGCTCAGGCAATGCACCTGCTGACTGCAGACTTGTTCACGACTTCTCATACTGCTCCACCTCGTCAGCTCCACGCCACCTGTAGTCACAGCCCTTGAAGCTGTCACCGTCCTTATATGCATTACACAGCGGCAGTCTCGCACAGCTTGTGCAGTCTTGTGCCTGAGTGCCGAGACGCTGTATGATCTTTGTTGCTTCTCTTAGCAAGTTTCTTGCTTGGAGTAGCTTGGTGTTCGCTTTGAGGACATCGACAGGCATAGTTCTGATTTCCTGCATAACAGCTTTGAATGTATTCTGTACTACAGGATACAGTTTCGTCACTATTTTGTTGACTATCTCGCTCTGTGCTTCCCGATGCTCTTCTCTCATATCCGCTCCGCAATCGGGACAGAATGCTGTAGAGTATTTCAGATTCCCCTTTCCGCATTCTGAGCAAATGCATTCTTCTTTGTTACCGTCCCATATCCATGAACCTTTAGCCATTGCTTCTCTTCTCCTTCCTCGCTGATGTGATGAACTCTTTCTCCGTTTCGGTATGTAGCTTAAGCTGCGTCCAGTCTATGCCGTATTCTTTTTCAAGACTATCCATAACATCTGTCATAGTGATAGCTTTTCCGAAGCAAGTCGGTGTATCAAATACAAAGCACATATCCTTGTAGAGCTTCTGGATGTACTCTTTCGTGCGTCCTCGCTGTATCATAGCGGTAAGTACACCGCATACAGCATACACAGCCATTGTATGTGCAGAATCCTTGAAGAACTCATACCCCTGAGATAGATAAGCTGTCTCCGCTTCTTTGTATATCCGTTTCCGGCACTTTGTGCAGTCAGTTGTTTTCATTTTCATTCTCCTTTACTAATACTTTTCCCATAACTCCACCTTGCAAGCTTTTGCGAGTTTCTGAGCACTGCGTGTAAACGTGCTGTTGGTCGCTACAGCAGCCCTTGATGCACCGTAGTACTGTCGGGCTGCTATGACCTCTTGAACAGCTCTCACGCCTACTTTGTGGCTGTATGATTTGCACTGCACGACTATCTTCCTGAGGAATAGCGTTCTTGCTATAATATCAGCACCGAAATCTCCGCTGCGTCCCGAGTGCTTCACAAAAACATAACCGTGAAATCTCATTTTTCTTGCAACGTGAAGCTCGTATTTTGTTCCGTCTTTCTTCATGATTCAAGTGCTTTAACTCCGGTCAGAAGCTTCTTGATCGCTGCTGATTCATCGTTGAATCTTTTCAGTTTTTCGTTGTCGTCCAGAGTGAGAATCTGAGCAAGGTCAAGACCTTTTTTAGTTGCTCCCTCATAGATACTTTCGATTGTCGCTTCCGAGATTCCAAGAGCATTTGCTACTGCTGCTGAACTATACTTTTTCATGATGTTTTCCTCCTGAGTTCTTTGATCTGCTCTCTGAGCAGGTTATTTTCTTCTGTGAGCAATTTCAACTGCTCGTCTTTTAGCTTTCTTACTTGCTTATCTCTTGATCTTTTCGCTCGTTGTGCAAGCCTGTTCTGATCTCTCCGGATAGGCTCTTTGCAGGTCGGGCAGTACTTCGTCCGGATGAGTGCAAAGAAGTTTCCGTCTCCGTTTATGTTGCCGATCTCAGTACCGCATATAGAGCACCGGACCTCCCCTGTTTTCGGATTATACATGGTTCATATCCTCTCCCCTCCCCTGATATTCTAACGTTTTGCTGACGTTTTGCTGACTGCGTACCGGAAGTTGGTAGATTTCAGAGAAAAGGGAAGATATAAGTTCCTGCTTCCTCTTTTCTGCTAATTCAAGCATCTGACTTGATACCTCTGATTCTCCGTCAACCCATATATCAGCACTGAGATTTTTTCCGGCTGTTGTGTTCCAGGTCAGCCCGATGTTCTTCTGTCTATCGTTCTCTGCAAGCTGCACGTCTGTTATTAGTTCCTCTATCGATTGAATCTGCTGATTGATAGAATATATTCTCTGTATTCTTGCAGATAATTCCTCGCTGTAGGTGTACTCTATTGGTAAATGATTGGTAGATGATTGGTAGAATTTTTTGACGTAGAACCAACCAGCGAACCAGTATAGAGCAATGCCGAGGATAATTTTTACTGCAACCATTTCATTCTCCTTCCTCATCGAATAGCGATAGCTGTTTGTCTTTTAATTCCTCTGGTACAACGATACCGCCGCACGTTCCGACATAGCCGCATATCTTGTATAGATTACCGTCATAAGGACAGAAATACTCATAATCATCCTTGCCCTTGACAGACGTGCCGCAGTGATTGTAGTCCTGGAACTTTCCTTTCCAGTAGTTATCGTAGCAGCGTTTCATCGTTTCGTGCCCCCCATAACCGCATCAATCATCTGCCGTGCTTCATCGGTGATGATAGACACTTTATTTTCGCATACCGGACATATTCTCGGCTTGCCTCTGGACTTATTTCCGCAGTCAAGGCACATATACCACCGTGTGCCGTCAAAGTCCGTAGAGAACAGCTTGAATCTTTCATTTTCTTCCATGATTTTCTCCTTTCTCACTCAGAATTAAGAATTTATTGATAACAAACTTGTACTCGTCTATATCAGATTTTGCCTGCTCCGGCAGTATAGTCACACCGCTTACAGCATAGCCGTTCCTGAGCCTCTGCTGATACTCACGGCATATACTGATATACTGCTCATAGTCGTTTTTGAAACGGTTGTAGGTGCTGTACGCACGTTTTTTCAGGTCATGTCCCTGCTCCTTTGTGATCTTGCCCGACTGATAGCTTGCATATATTCCCACGAGCATATAGTACAGCATCGTTTCCGGTGGGTTGAGGTCTTCGGGAGCAGGTTTACCGTTAGCAGCGTCACACTCTATTTTCTTTAACAATTCTGACTGCATCATCAACACTCCTTGCTATACCGGCATTGCAGCCGTAGTGTGAACGCATCTGCTCGATAAAATTAAGCTGGTCCGGACTTGCTTTGCCGGTCTCGGTCTTGACCTCGATGAAGGATATACGACCGTCCTTGACTGCTATCAGGTCAGAGAATCCTTTCGGAAGTCCTGTATCGAACCACCGACCGTCAGCTGTTTTGAACTTGCCCACGTTCACTCTGAATACGCAGTAGCCAAGCTCTGAGAGCTTCAGACGGATAGAATTTTGAATATCATGTTCGCTGGTCATATGCCTATTATCCTCCTCATGTTGTCGTATTTATGTGGAATCGGTATATCGTGCAATGCTGCATACCTGATGCACCATGCGAACTTATACTTATGCAGCTTCTGGAACTCGACCACCTGCGACCACGTTTCCAGGACTGCATCCCTGAGTTTTGTGTTCTTAATGTCGTCCTGACGCTTCATTTCGACAAGGTCTATCTCAACTGTTTTCTTGTCTTGTTTTCGGATCTCTTTCACAGCTTCGTGACCGCAGTAAGGACATTTCTGCAATGTCGGAGGATATACTGCGAAGCATTCAGGACACTCCCTGATCTTCACTGTGTTCGCTTGCTTCTTTTTGCTTTCGAGAGTCCATGTTCTGTCGTCGTCAGGAAGCCCATGCAGGTAGCAGTTCCCGACATGGTCTATAATAATTGCTGTCTTATCCGGCATATATCTCATTGATCTCATAGACTGCTGTATGTATAGTGTCAGACTTTGCGTAGGTCTGAGCAGGACTGTACACTCGCAGTCGGGAACATCAAGTCCCTCGCCGAACAGGTCGCAGTTAGTAAGTATCATTATCTTACTGTCACGGAAGTCCTGCATGATGCTTGTCCTGAGCTCTTTCGGAGTGCTGCCGCTGAGTGATGCTGCGGTATAGCCTGCCTGCCGGAACTGTTCTGCTGTCTCCTCAGACGCTTCTACAGACGCACAGTAGACTATAGTTTTCTTGTCCTTAGCAAGCCGCTCCCACTGCTTTACTGTCTCGCCGTATATCTCTTTCGCCTGCATCAGCTCCGCTACCTCATCAGCGTTGAACTCTCCGGCTCTGACGTGCAGTCCGGAAGTATCTGCGAGCTTCACGGAGAAATACTTGTACGGTGACAGGTAATGATTATCTATCAGCCACTTAGTTGAGACTGATGTTATAAGGTCGTCATATACCTCACCCAGACCGCCGCTGTTCAGACGGCACGGAGTTGCTGTGAACCCAAGTCTGAGAGCGTCAGGGAAACTGTCATATATCTTCTTGTAAGTATTAGCCGTAGAGTGATGAGCCTCGTCAGTTATTATAATCTTAGGCTTCGGTATCTGTCCGAGCCGGCGGCTGACGGTCCGAACCATGCTTACGGAGCATAATTCCATGTCAACTCCCTGGGCTGTGAATGTATTGGCTATCTGCTCGCACAGCTCCTTGCGGTGAACGAGGAACAGCACTCTGTTATGCTTGTCAGTAGCTGAGTGTGCTATGTCTGCCTGTATGACCGACTTTCCTCCGCCGCAGCCGAGTACTGCTACTATCGACTTATGTCCTGATGATACTGACTGCCTGATATTACTTATAAGTTCGGTCTGATATGGTCTTAGTTCTATGGTTATCATCTCCTTATTGCACACGATTGCACGTATTGCACACGATTGCACCGTATAGTGCAATATAAATTTTGGCTAATTACAGCCGTTTATTAATGATAGTTGCACAGTTGCACCTATTTCGCACATCACTATAGGTATAGACACTATATTAAATAATGATAATTTAAGTATATATAGTGCGTATATTTTTTGTATTTATGTGGGGGAAAGGTGCAACTTTTTTCAGAGCTTGTTTATTCGCCTGTATAGAGCGATTTTTGAGCACTGATTTGTTGCACCCCTAAAAGTGCAACTATAATATTTCAACGTATTCAGAGACCTCTACCTCATCATTAATAGGCAAGTTCATTATGATATACCTTGCACGATGTCCGTCAACAGATGTATACTTGGTATTCTTTCCGTTCTTGTCAGGCTCGATCAAATGATTCGACCTCAGCCATGAAGTTATAGCTCTTTCGTCAAATCCGTTATCTGTAAGTGTTTTTCTGAATACATTTGATATTATGTAAGCTTTGTTTTCATCCTCGTCAATTTTCCCCCAGAACTCGCCGTTATTATCGGAAGTCTGGAAGCGACTGACATTAATAGCCACCCAGTCGCACAGGAAATTGTAAGCTCTCTGACCTGCTGATACCTCGGACTTTTCTTTCAGGAATCCGGATATGTCGTCCACTGTGAGAACATCACCGGTCTTGAATATGAACTCATCCGCAAGCTCGTCCGCAAGTATTATCATGGCTGCTGCCATTGACTGTTTTTCGGTCGTTGCTCCGCTTGAAAGCTCCTTGAACAGCACCGCATAGCGTTCTTTAGCCTTTTCAATAACCTCATTGGTCAGAGCTTCGATATATGCCCTGCCTGCAAAACCGTAGTTCTGCTTAACGGTTGATAAAGTACGGAAACCGTCTGTTATAACTTTCTCTGTTGCTAAACATTCAATGTCAATAACTCTATTCACAGCACCTGCTCCGGCACTCGCTTGAACAATCGGTGATTCACCAGTACTCAATATACAAAGATTCCATGTTGGAACTGCTTCAATGCCGCCTGATTTAGTGCCTCGACCACGACCGGCACCCTGAGCGAGCTGATAAACATCGAACTTGCTGTGTCCGTGACTGTCCTTGCTGAGCTGAAGCTCGTCAATGCACATCGGGATATTATTTAGAAACGCTGCTATACGTTCACATGAAACTTGTGTAGCATTAAAATTCTGTACTAATTGTCCTTTATCAGGATTGCCCCACACCGAAGCTGCAAGCGTCAGAGCAACTGTCTTACCTGTTTCAGATGCGACGCTCCATAAATGTACAAAGAATGGTAAACTTCCTATTTTTTCTACAAGCGGACTTGCAAATGAAGCTGCAAGCATTATCTTCGCTGTAAGTGATTCTGTTCGGCATTTTAAGGCTTCTTCAAGCCATAAGGTATAATTCCCCTTTGACGAGACGGCACTGTATAACGTGTGATAATTTGCGTCTCCGTCGAATATAATATTTTCAGCATAGGGTGAAAAGTATTCTTTATCTTTGCCAACATAACCAAGCCTACCGACCGATTCAGTTTCCGGAATTATGTCCGGATTCAGTGTCTCAACGTCACAAAGGAACTCCGAGAGGAGCTTCGCCGACTTCGATGTTACTGATATACCGAGTGCCGAAAACTGTATTATCTTCGAGCTGTCGAACAGGTCACGCTTGCTTGCGATAAATTCACGCCAGTAGCGTCCCTTGTAGAATGCAACCTTTAGTTTCTCCTCGCCTGTGTCGATATTTACAAATCTCTCGACCGGCATTATAGGATGCAGACAAGCATATTCCTCACGCTCTTTCAGCACCTTTGATACTCCGTTGCTGTCGCAGTGCCATTCACCGCATTCGAGTTCAAGCGGCTGCTGTGGGAAGTCCGAGGGATTCAGCAGCGTCAGCGTGCTCTCATTGCCCTTTCGCATACCGTTCTCGAACGCTTTGTACATCTTCTTGAATCCCCTGCATCCGCAGCGTGCAGCTTCGATACTTATACGTTCGAGTGCTCGCTGCTTCAGGAATGATGTAGGCTGGTAGAATACTTCCTTGTACGGCTCTTCCGATTCTGTGAAGTCCGGCAAAGAGTAGTGGAACCGCCATTCCAGACCGTTCATGTCCTCCGGACTGATACCGCCGTTCTTAGCCGCATCAAGGCATCTTGTAAAGAGTTCAAGCTGATTGGAATACCTTGCAGCTCTGCGGAGAACCGTAAGATTCTCCGTAAGCTGTTCCTGCGTCTGACTGTAGTATGCAATGTTTTCAAGGATGTTTATTACGTCCTTAGCCTTTTTCTTGTCCTCATCATTCTGATAGCAGGCTGCTGCTTGTTGTTCTGTAAGTGTATAAATAGTATCACCTTCCTTCACCTATGAGCTGAAACCGGTCTGTTTTTAACGCAAAACCGTTGTATAAGCTCAGAAAGGTACATCGTCGTCGCTTAGAATCTCCTCGAACTGACTGAGGTCAGTGTATGCTTCCGCTGCCGGAGCTGCTTGTGCTGCTGCCGGAGCTGCCTTGCCCATGATGCTGATAAACTCCGCATTCAGGGTCTTGTAGGTCTTGCCTTCATACTCACTTGTCTCGATACGTCCGACAATCAGAACGCTGTCACCCTTCTTGATCTGAGCTGCGTACCTTGCTGCGTCGTGCCAAGCTCTGCAGTTTGTCCAGATAGCTTCGCCACGCTCCCCCTGCACCGCAGAAGGCTTCTCTCCGACCTTAACACTCCAATTAGTATAAGTCTTTCCGTTCTGAGATTTCTTCATCTCAGCGTCCTTTGCCACGAAGCCTGCTATGATGAAGCTTCCGTCCTGTAGTTTACTGTACATTTTTATTATCCCCCATAATCATTTCTGTGATCTCGTCTGATTTATCAGCATTGAGCTTAACGTCAAACCAATCGGAAATACTTGAATTTCCGTCTTTAAGGCTGTTATAGATACCGATATACTCTGATATATCCTCGTTGTTCATAGTGTCTATTTTGCGGTTTAAACGACGCTCAATAGCATCTATCTTGATTCCGAACTTTCCAAATGCAACGACCATTTTATTAACTCTGTCAATAAGCGGAATATCGTTATTTCCTGCAAGAGTTTTCTTGCACTCGTTGACAGCGGCTTCAACTAAGTCCGGAGGAAGAACAGCAAGTATCCTTGCCCTTAGTCTGCGACCTGCCATATTAGCGTTATTTTCGTATATATCACGCTGTTCAGTGAGCTTGACCTGTCCTTTTTTTGTGTCTCTTACATGAGCCACAACAAACGTCTGACTGCTCATTGTGTTTGTCTCCATGTCCCAGCAGTAAGCCTGCATCTCTGATTCTCCGTCTTTCTGTGACAGTTCCTTGATGCCGAAGTCGATATTTCCCCAGCACCTTGCAAGCTCTTCTGCAAGTCTGATACTCGGACCGGAAACCGTGCTGCCGGAGCGAGGATAACTGTACATTGCTTTTTCAGCGAGTGATTTTCTCTTGCAAGCTTCCATAGCCTTAGCGTATGCAAGCTGTTCGTTCCTCGGAAACTGCTTAGCAATAACGAGTTTTCCCTGAGCTTCTGCGACTGCTCTTGAACTCTCGATAGTGACTGCTCCGGCATTTATGCCAGGAACGTTAGCCGGAACGTGAAACTGATTCGGTTCTGTTGGTGTAGTGATGATCTGATTATCCATGATTATTTCTCCTTAAAAATATTTTCTTGCTACCCAATCAGGGAGCGATAAACTGTGTACTTTAGGCTGTTCTTCGTAGCCGTGCCAAATATCGGATTCGAGGCATTTGCGATACGATTCAAGGTTGTCCGCAGCTTCTGCTTGACCAAGTTTAAGCATCAGCTCATCAGCAACATATACCATGACCGGATACGGCGGTTTTGTTTCGGCAGCAACAAAGATGAAGTGTTCAACATTTACTCCGCAGGCTTTCAGTCCGTTCAGATACCACGCTGACTGAACGTGATAGCGATAGTTATACGCTGACTTTGTAAACTCTTCCGGAGCACTGCACTGCGTTGTCTTGAAGTCAATAACGGTCTTTATATCCTCTCTGAGATAGTCTGGACGGCACTTGCATTCAATGCCGTTCTCTTTCCAGAAGTATGACAATTCAGCTTGTCCGCCTTGTAAGAGCTTCGCAGCAACCGGATGAGACTTCACTGCCTCAGCGATCACCTGAGCTTGTTCAAGAGTTGCTTTCTCGATAACGGTATGTTTATCAGTGACCTCAGCAGCGAATTCAGCCAATGCATCTCTGCCGGCTTTGGTTCGCCTGTCAATATCCGGAGCGACCATATATTCATCTGCGAACTTCTCAGGCTCTAATATCAACTTGTGTGTTACCGAGCCAAGAAGCATCGAAGGAGTCTGTTCTCTCGGTGTTTTTTTCGATGCTATATAATGGAGCGGCGACTTAGCTATAAGGTCAAGGTCCGACTTGCTTATAGCAGGTGCAGCGTGATAGTCAGCGTTACTCATGATAACAGGATTCATTCGCTCACCTCCGCTATATCCGCTGTGATACAGTCTTCGCACACGCAGGTATCGTCAGGAAGGTGGTAATAAGTATCACCTTCATAAATCGGATTCTCGCAGTAATCACAAGTATACACTTGCTTTGGCTCATAATTCGGACAAGATGCAGGGCAGACTGTTCTATGGCATTCTTTACACATCGTCTTCACCTTCCATACTAAGTCCGATAAATTTAGCTATTTGTTCAAAATGTTCGCTTTTGTAATGGTGGTCGATATAAGGCGAACCGTCACAGTATGTACTTACCTTGAAGTATTCTCTCATGAGTGCTTTCATCTTCTCGACTTTTTCAAGCTCTTCCTTAAGCACTGATATTTCGTCCTTCTTTTCCTCCACCTCATCTTCAAGGCTGTGAAGCCTTTCGACTATGTATTTTTCAATTTCGTTCATTTTCGCACATCCTCTCGTAGTAAAAAGCAATTTCTTCCTCAGCCGCTTTTTGTAGTACCTGCTCAGGTCTAATGCACTGGAATCTGTCTATATGTCTGAGCTTATCTGCTATTGCGGCTGCTTTCTGATATAAGGTTGCCATTGACATTTCTTCCTTTCTATGGTATAGTTGTCTTGGTACTTTTTCTTTGCTCCCTCCGGGGAGCTTTTTCTTTTATATCATGCTGAGTTGACCATCCGGAGATACCATTACCTCAGCATCATATTCATTTTCAAGACCGGTTCCGGTCAGGTCAACAAGATTTCCCATATCGTCATAAGCACACGGTCTGTCACGCAGAAGCCTGTCGGTACTTCCGAAACGCTCTATCATTCGAGCCTTAGTTCCGTCATCAGTGAAGCTGTCGAGAATGTACTTGTTCTTTTTCAGCCGGAACAGTTTGTAAAGCTCGTCCGCATAGCCGAAATGATTCATGCAGCTATCCCATGCTTTCGGATGCGTCTGCCTGAGTATTGATAAGTGATTATCCTTAAACTGGATATCGGTACCGCACATTATGCAACCATTTCGCTTGATGTGCTGGACGGAACCGTCCTCAGCGGTATATGTGATATCGTAAAGTGGAGAATATTCACAGTTATGCATCTTCAAATAAGCCCATACATCATCATCTGTCCATAGTGCTATCGGATTCACATGATAAAATCCGTTTTTATCGTTGTTAATATGCGGTCTATGGCTCTCGAAAATGTGACCTCTGGTAGAAATGCTGGTAAGCCGTGAACGGCTCTCAGCAGCCATTAAGCCTTTTACAATGACATCAACGTCAAGTTCTGCCTGCTCACGTTCTGACGGTTCTTTTTTCAGGAGCTTACAACAATGCTGAGAGAACTTGCATTCTCTGAGAATATCGTAATACTCTTTGAGTTCTTCTTTGTCTGTGACTGATGCGGAATGCTTCAAAAAGCATTCAATGTTTATCCGGTGTGCATCAAGCTTGCTTGTAGCTTTACCGAGTAGAGGAGCTCCGTACTGCTCAACACAGTATGCAAATGTCCTTTTCTGCCCCTTAAAGAAGCAATTATGATGATTCAGCTCGTGACCTCGCTTCATAGCCGCTTTAATGAGTGCGTTTTGCCCTTTGAGCTTTCCGTCAGGCTTCAATATCTCGTCAAGAGCATTTTCTTCTTCCAGTTCTGCTACTATCTGGCGTGCGAAATCGTATCTGAGTTCATCTTCTTCAAGCCGTGAAAGCTCTGTCTCATGGAAGCGTTCTCCGAAGTGCTCTTTTCCGTATTCTCGGGCGAACTTCAAGCTCTCAGGGAATTCTATTCCGGTATTGCCGAATATACACAGCATCTTCGGAAAATATTCAGGGAGATATCTCTCTGTGAGGTCTGCAACTACCTGTGAATCCTTGCCGCCGCTGAATGCAAGAGCTATATTGTGCTTGCTTATCTCGAAAGCTCTTCGTAGAACTTCTACAGATATTTTGATTTTAGTATCAAGCGGCAGTTTCTGAAGCTCATACACTTCCTTGAACGTGTATCTATCTTTTATGTAGTCATTCATGATTTTGACCTCACAGCGTAAATCCGCTTCTTCTCGCATCCATTATCTTGCTCATGATGCTGTCTACTTTATCAGTTACCTTAACAACGTTACCGTCCTTGAATTTTATTTTCCGGTGTGTTTTGTGGTCGGTAATCTTCTCGATAAGGCTTACGTCAGCCTTGAACTCAACTCCGTCCGTGTCTGTAAGTGTGATTGTCATTGTATCATCCTCCACATTTCTTCACGATTCTTTTTGACTGTTCTTCTGTCGGCTATCTCTTTGCGGTACTTCTGCCGCCAGACCGCCTTTTGTGCTTCTTTCCGGCTCTTTTTCCGCTCCTCATATCTTTCCTGTAGCTCTGACAGTCCGTAGGCTATCGTTGCGGAGCAGGTCAGTATCACGGTTATTGCAAGCGTGTTTATCATTTTATTCTCCTTCCATAGCCTTGATAAAAGCTCTTCGTGGTATCTTCACTCTCGACCTGAGCAGGATAGTCGGGAACGGAAACGAATTCGTTCCGTTCTGCTTATCTTCTTTGACCTGCACGTTGATGTTGTACTTGTCGCATCCGAGAATGTCGCAGATGTCAGCCGGAATAAGCATTTCCTTATCAGATTTTTTGATTTCTTCCAGTGTCATAGAATCAACCTCCTATGAATTTATTTATAAAATATATCTGTCCTTTTCCGCTTAATTTAGGCGTTTTATTAATGCTTATGTGTCCGTCAGCATGAGTTATTACAGTCTCTTTTATCTCAAACCAGCCACGCTCCATGCTGTACTGTGTCGGCATATTGCGATCACTGCCGGACTTGATAAGATAGCCGTTGTTCCGCATCCACTCAAAGAGCCTTTTCTGTCCGATCTCAACACCGTTCTGCCTGAGTATCTTTGCCAGCTCTCCGACAAGTATCGAGGTTTCGGCAGTCTTTACGCAGTTCGCAAAGCATACAAGCGGCTTTGCTTTATCGAGTAGCTCATTCTGCTTATCAACTGTCTCGGTGAGCTTTGCGTTCTTTTCCTGCTCAGATTTGAGCTGATTTGCAAGCTTTATCAGGAAGTCGGGGGATGTAAGAGCCTGCTCCAATGTCTGCTCGGTCATGTAAGCTCCGTGTTTTCTGATTGTCGGGAGTATCTCATCAGCTACCCAGTCAGTGAACCGCTCTGCCGCTGCTAATTTCGAGCCGAATGCAAGTCTATATACATCGCCCTCAGTGATAAATGACATTTCCATTGTCTTGCTTGGTGACTGCGGATGAGGTAGGTCGTATTTCACGACACACCTACAATGACGCGCTATAGCATCTCGCATATTTTTATAGCCGAGTGCTTTCGCTACATCCACACCACAAAAAAGTATATTTCCGGTATCATCTGTTACTGTTCTGACAGCTCCGAAGCTGTCGTTTTTAAAAATCTGAATGTCGTTCATTTAATTACTCCTTTCTAATTCCCTATTTAGGGAATCACCGTTAAAAAAAATAGCGAGGATTTCAGAGTTGTCTATACTCAGGACATCCTTTGTTCGGTCAACTTCGTCAATGTTAAAGAAAGTTTCGCCTGACATTCTCGAAGTCATTGTGTTGAGGGATATTCCTATTTTTCGAGCAAATTCGCCCTGAGTTAGACCGGCTCTGACAATCGCCGCTTTTAAAAGATTTGGCTGTAACATTATATCACTCCTTTTGTTTTCCCTGTTTAGGGAATTCGTTGATATTATAATATCACATCTTTTTTGATTTGTCAACCCCTTTTAGGGAATTTTTCTTAAAAAATTGTGAATTCTATTGCAATTTCGGGAAAAGTCTGCTATAATATAATTAATCAAATCAAGGAGGTGCGAAAAATGAAAGACTACAATAGCAGTGAAGAACTTAAAGTTAAACTTGACGATGAGATAAAGTCACTTATGGCTGAACGCCGGAAAAGATTAAACGAAGTTATTCATTCAAAAAATATAACGCTTGTTGAGCTCGGACAACTGACTGGTGTTGCAAAGTCGTCAATACAGCGTTACCTTACTGGCGAAACTACAAAAATACCAATTGATTTCTTTGAGAAAGTTGCTTTCGTTACAAACACACCTATCGAATACTTGACTTGTTTTGATAAAACAGAAAAAGTAGCAAGAAAAGAAATTGTGAACAGGATCAACAATCTCTCAGATGATAAAATCGATAAGCTTCTTGGATATATAGATGCTTTAAACGACAAATAAGGAGGTATCACCATGAAAAAGTATTTATCAATCATATGTGCAATTGCAATGCTCGCTTCACTGACCGGATGTGGTTCTTCTGATTCAGATTCAGAATCAAAGTCTAAGTCCTCAAAGATTTCTGCTTCTGAGACTGAGAAAAAGACTGAGAAAGAGACCGAAAAAGAAGAAGCTACACCGGAGCAGGGGACTACAGAAGAAGCTACCGAGGAAGTGACAGAAGCTCCAACGGAAGAACAGACAGAGCCAATTACTAAAAAAGATACTGATGATATAGACGCTCTTAATGATGTTGAAGTCGAGACAAAAGCAGATACAGTTGCTATTACCATACCGGCAGATTTGATAACAGATCAGGACAAAACTGTTGAAGACGGAAAAGGGAATCCAAAGTTTTTGACAGTTGTCCCAAATCCTGACGGCTCAGTAACCTACACCATGACAAAAGAAACTCATGCAGAACTTCTTAAAGAATTAAACGATCAATTCGATGAATCGGTTAAGAGCTTAGTTGACGAAAGCGAAACTATTGCTTCTATTGAACATAACGATGACTATACATCGTATAGTATTCATGTTACAAACGCAGAAGACTTTAAGAACAACAAGGATTCGTTTGCAGTTTTAGGAATGGTACTCGCATCTAACTATTACTTAGCATTTAAAGGAAAAACTATAAGTAGTGATGAAATTCAGATACACTATTTCGATGCAAATGGCAATGAATTTGAAGGATAAAACAAAAGCACCCCTGAAAAAACAGAGGTGCTTTCGCATAATAAGGTTATAGTGGTTGGTTGGCAGCTTGTTCGACTTCCAGAGGCTCGGGCAGTGGTATGATACCGAGTTCCTCCAGAACAGCAAGTATTCTTGCTATCTTTTCTTCTTTTGACATCCTATCGCATCCTTCGCATCCTTAAAAAGATTGCCGCCGTAGTGCGATTATAGTTGGTATGTAGTTAGTATGTGGTGTGTTTGGCGGCTGATTATATTATAACTCCTATTGAATTGATAAACAACGAAAGAAAATGACGGATAATGACGCTTTTTGTCGAAAGTGAACGAAAGAAAGGGGAAATGTGTATGATCTGCATCAAATGCAATGCTGAGATACCGGACGATAGTATTTTCTGTAATAAGTGCGGAAAAAAGCAGTCTACACCACCGCACGGTACCAAAAAGAGAGGAAACGGGCAGGGGACAGTCTATAAACGACCAAACGGCACATGGGCGGCTCAGGTCACTCTCGGGTATTATGTGCAGGACGGAAAGAAGAAACGAAAGACCGCTCAGAAATATGGATTCAAAACAAAGAAAGACGCTAACGCTTACATAAATACTCTGTATGACACGACAACCAAACGCAGGGCAATTACTCTGTCAGAGCTATGGGAGCTGTTTCAGGGTAGTCTCGATGCTCTCAGCACATCGAAACGAACGGCTTATAGAATCGCATGGAGAAAGATAGAGCCGGAAGTGTCGTACAGGACTATTGACAGTTTCTCTGTTCCGGAGCTGCAAGACCTTATAGACAGCTTAGCTCCGTCGTACTATACTCGACGTGACATTAAAAATCTGTTGTCTCATTTTTATAAAATAGCTATTAGGGACGATTATGTCGACAAGAACAAGACCGAGTATGTGACGCTCCCGAAGCTTGAAAAGGTAGAGAGAGACATTTTTACTCAGGAAGATATAAATAAGCTTTGGAGTGACTATAGTAGTGATAAATCGTACATCTCAGCCGGTATGCTGACTATGCTATATACCGGTATACGTCCTGGAGAACTATTGACAATACGCACCGAGAACGTGCATCTGGATGAGCATTATATGACAGGCGGCATCAAGACAGCAAAAGGTAAAGCACGTAAGATCATCATACCGGACAAGCTTCAACCTGTGATTGAGTATCTTTTGAGCAGGTCAAAGCGTGATCTGTTGTTCTACTACTCATGCCCTGACGATTTTTACAACGATTGGAGAAGCAAGCGATCGGAGTTAGAAATCAACGAAGCCCTGACACCTTATTGCTGTAGGCACACATATATCACAAATCTCACATCTCTTAAAGTATCACCGGCTATGCTGCAAGAGCTTGCCGGACATGAGGACTATGATACAACGCTGATCTATACGCACTTATCTGTTGAGGATAGACTTGCAGAGGTAAATAAGCTATAAATCTATTACAGCATTATTACAGTACATAAAGCAATATGCGGCTATTTTACGTTATAATTCACGCCCCTGCTAAGGGAGTAGGTCGGGAAACCGGCGCGAGAGTTCAAATCTCTCAATCCGCGCCATATATTAAGAAAAATCCCATAGAATAGGCTTTATCGCTTACTCTATGGGATTTTGTTTTATACGTGATTATTTGCAAAAGTTTCCGAAAGTTTTGAAAAACTTAATCTTATTACAGTACCGGTTACAGTACTTGTTATTTAAGTTCGCTTATAAATCTTTCAAGCTTTTTGCGAGTGTGGTCATCCGGAGCGTTCTCCATAAGCTCATAGAGATCATTCATCATTTCCTCTTTGGCGTCTTCTCGGCTATATCCGTCACGGCTGTATCGTCCCATGCTGTCACGCTTGGCTCTCGAACCTCTGCCACGAGCACCGGACTGTCCTCTGTTAGACCGCCTGTTGCTCATACCCTCCATAGACTGCTGACCGTCATAGTACTGTTTTCCGTCCCAGTAAGTGCCAGAATATCCTTTTTCTTCGGCTTCTATCATTGCGATAGTTGTCTTCACGCTCTTAAGCGTATGAGTGAGCTTGTCGATGATTTCAAGGTCACTTGCTGACATTTCGCCGCCGTTCTTGGACAGCTTCTCATTGTATCGGTCAAGCTTCTGAGTAACTACCTCACATATATCGTATAATGTATCAAGTTCTTTCACGTTTATTCTTCCTTCCTTATCTCAGCCTGTTCACGCCTGCATAGTCGAAAACTATAGAGCCGTTGTTGATAGTAATATCCTGCGTGCTTGCATTCACAACTGCCACGCTATCGCAGCCGCAGAGGGATATAACAGGTACTATGATGCTTGTTCCCACGTTTCCGGCGACTTCGACTGCCGCAGGAGTGTAACTCATAATGCTTGCAGGGTCTATTACTCCGTCAATAGCAAGAGCAAGTCTTATCTCTTCGACCGTGCCACCTGTCGGAATTTCGATATTAGCGTGAATCTCTACTTCGTAGTTGGTTTCGTAGATACGTCTGCATCCACAAGAGCAATTGCCCTGTGTAGGAGCATTAGAAGCAAGCAGGAATATTCCGCTATTTTTCTTGAAAACAAGCCCCTCTTTGCAAGGACAGGGGAAGTCCGAGAAGACTGCCGGCTGATTAGGTGCAAGGTTCTGCGGAATTGTTATGCTGTATGACGCTGACATAGTATCACCGCCTATCAGAAGCCGCCATTGCAGCCGCAGTTATTAACAGGATTGCAACAGTTGGGGTTCTGGACAACGTATGCAGGAATAGCTCTCGGAGCAACATACTGCTCTATCTCGTTGGCAAGATTTCTCTGTCCAAGCTGAATAGCAGCTGTCTGAACATCCTGTGAAGCCTGTCCACGAGCATACATAAGTTCTGAACGAAGCTGAGCGATAAGATCATTTTTGCTTTCAATCTTGTCATTGCAAAGCTGGTCTTTGATACTCTGGATACCGCTATTAAATGCATTCAGAAGTGTGTTTGTGTTCTGAGCGTCAGCTGTTCTCGTTGCACATCCTTCCTGTGCAAGAGTATATTTTACATCGGCTGTAGCCGCTCTGTTTTCACAGCAGCAGTTTGCAAGCTGTGACTGTATTGCGTTCAGACCCTGTGAGTTTGCTGTCTGAGCAACGTATGAGCGTTCAAGGTCAGCGATCTGATTTGTATACATCTGCTGAGAAATAGCGTTCTGTGCACCTGTTACAGCGTTTACGACACCATTTCCAGTCTGGCAGATATTCTGATTAATTCCTGCAAGGCCAAGCTGAACGTCTCCGAAGCCTGATGTTACAGCGTTCTGAATACCATTGATCTGACCGGAAAGAGCCTGATTCTGGAATCCCTGTGTTGTGATTTCAGCCTGATTCATCCACGGATAAAGACCAAATCCCATATCCATGCCGAGCATACCAGCTCCCATCATGCCACCCATGCCGAAGCTGCCAAAACCACCCCAGCCGCCGCCAAGAACTAAGAGCAGGAGAATCCACGCCCAGTCTCCGCCGAAGCCAAAGCCGCCGCCGTTGTTGCCGTATCCATATCCGCCAAGAGGCTGAACCGGCATTACCATGCTATTATCATCTGTAAGTGCCATATTGCACTCCTTTCTCCCTCGAATTATGAGGGTAAGCATCCGCATCCTTTATGTGCGGACGGTATATTTATATCAAGGCTGTTGCCTTAATACCGTGTGACCGACATTTGTGTCGGTTGCAAAGGACATAAATGTCCTTGCCTTCTTAAAACGTTTGCGTTTTACCGTCTGAACATCCTCTGCATCATCTGTTGTGCCATTCCGAGCCGCCCTTGCGGTACCTTGCCGGACTGTAAAACGTGCTGTAGTATGGCGTTCGGGTCGTTCTCCATGCCCTGAGGAACAGAAAGCCCCATTTCTTTCATCCGGTTCATGACTGCATCACGAGGATTCTGCTGAGACTGTTGCTGTTGTGGTGTAGGATGTTTTGCGTTCAAAGGATTCATTATCAGTCAACTCCTTTATTTTTGTTTGTATATCGTCTATTATTGCTTGTAATCGCTCTATTTCCGATTTTGTAGCATAGTCAGATAAATCTATGCATTGTGCCTCAGTGGCTGTTACAGGCTCGTTTTTTGAGGTCTGCGAAGCTTCGACTTCTTCTACAAGTCGAAACTTCTTAAAAACCGGAGTGTCAAACTGAGATACTCCCATTGACTTAGTGTAGCAATATGGAGCGTTATCATCAATGAATGTCGCTGAGCAGTTCGGAGCTACGGACCATTCACGAGCTTGCATCTCGTTTTGCACTCGAATAAAGCTTGTCTGCTGAGGCTGTTGCGGCATCTGATACTGAGGATACTGCATATATCCTTGCTGATATGGATTGTACATTGTATCACTCCTTTTCTTTTGTGAAGTAGAAAGCTACTGGTACGTCTGACGAATCCCAGTTATCAAGTAGCAAACCGTTTCGGATAACAGCCACATGAGACCCAGACGCAACTATATATAAGCCGTCAGGATGATGCTCAGAAAATTCTGCAAAGGTCAATGTGTCAAGTATTGAATGCTTTTTAAATCCTTTGCGTTGCAAATATTCTCCCCAGACGACGTTTGAATTTTGCATATCGCACTGCATAAGACCTTCGATGCATAAGTCAATTGCTGTCCTATACCATGATTGATTCAGTGCTATGGATAAAGCTCTGACGACGCAGTCTCCAAGCAATTTTTTGCAAGGATTTGCGTTGATAAACTCGTACATATCTATCACCTTGATATTATTATAAAAAAATAAAGCTCAGTCTACAATCAAGTAAACTGAGCTTATTTTTATAAATTTTTGGTGATAATCTTAATATTTTTTTGAACTATTTTATGCGTTTGTTGTACAGATAAGCTAAATTCTTCTGATAAAGGTTCAAAGCAGATGCAATCTATAAGCCGGCGTTTCATGATCTGACGATCACGCTCTCCCTTGACCCATTCGTCTATCAGCCTTGATAAATCAGTGTTAGATATGTTGTCAAATTTGTTCATAGTATCTTAGTTCGTTGTAGTAGTGAGTTTATATTTCTTCGAGCAATCCTGAGTATGTATGATCATCAATCGTGATTGTGACTTTCTTCTTAGCCTTGACAGGCTGATCCGGAGCTGTAGGCTTTGTTGCTACCGGTGTAGGCTGCGGCTTCTTGTATCCATTCAGACCGGCAGCTTTGATAATATTCGGATAATCTTCAAACGCTATATCTGTATCAACATTGCAGGATATGCCGTTAACCTTGCCTGTACTGCTGTTCTGCCAAATGCCATATGATCCATTGTAGCTCGGTTTAGGCACTCCGTAATGAGCTACCCAGATAACATATCGGCGTTTTACATCCTCACTGACGTAAACGTTGAGAGGTGAGGCGGACATATACAGTCCGACAAAATATCCGGCTTTTTCCAGTTCTTCACAGAAAGCCTTTATGATAGCACTTACTTTGTCTTTACCAAGAGCAAGTGTTTTCTGTTCCTCAACGTCATAGTATATCGGATATTCAAACTGCTTGCCTTTAAGGGTTTCAAGACACACAGCCGCTTCTCTCTTGGCTTCTTCCGGTGTTACAGCGTAGTTATACCAATACGCACCACACGGCATCACAACAGCCTTACAGCCTTTGTAGTTGTTCTCGAACTGCTTGTCTTTTTGAGAGATTTCTCTGCCGTAACCGGCACGAAGAATAGCGAACTTAGTATCAGTCATCTTGACCTTCGACCAATCAACAAAGCCTTGCCATTCGGATACGTCTATTCCTTTTACTGCCATATTATCACTCCTTGTACTCAATGAATGCGATCATATCCATGCTGTAAATACCTATCCACTGATTGCCCTTTATCACGACAAACACTTCACCCTGATAGCTGTAATCAGTGAAACTCTCAGCCTTGTATGTGACCGTATTTCCGTTCTTAAATGTGATTTCAAGCATAATTAAACCTCCTTGTATTTTAAGTAAACATTAGACGGCTTAACATCCGTCAAAACATCGAGCGTGTTCGTGCCTCTTGCTGTAGGTATCTGCACCCCTGCCTGCTCATAGCTTACCGTATCAGCATAGTCTCCAATACGCATTAAAGGTTCGTTTACTATGCCTGTTTCCTCTGTCGCAAGCACGTACCAGACTGTTACTGGTGTGCCCGCGGCGTATTGCCGTGCAAGGTATTGCCGTAGCTCAGTAATAGTTGTAGCTTGTGAATAATGGATAAAAAATGCAGGTCGCTTTGAAACTCCAAAACAATTATCAGTAGTTATGAGGTCAGTGTATTGCCTTGCAAGTTATTGTTTTCTCCGGCTGCTCCGGAGCCGTCTTGATTGTACCATGTACCCTCTGATGATAAGCCATAGAAAGCACCGGTGTCAATTGCCCATGCGATTGAACCAACGGACAGTTCTATGCCGTCAATACTGTCAGCGTTGGGCAAGTCACTTGCACTGTCGCAGATGATTTCTGCCCTTATGACGTTTGTTTTTTCGCCTTCAATTTCCTTGAATTCAACAAATGTGCTTTTGATTATTTTATACATTTTTATCCTCCTTAACCTCTGGAAGTCCGGCAACGCTTGTAAGTAGCGAGAAGATGCCAGCCAGAGCTGATGTGCTTATAACGTATTTCCAGTTTACTTCGGACATAGCCAATGCGGTTCCGATTCCTGCAAGAGCCGCCTGAGCTATCGTTTTGATAGCTCTTATGGATGCAGCTTTTAGCCAGTTTTTATTCATGACTTATCCCTCCTAAACAAAGACTTGATCCAGTCAATCAAGCTTGTTTTTGGTCGCCAGTACTTCTTCTTTTTGATTTTAATTTTCTGTGCCATTTACTTTCACCTCGTTTTTATCGCCGAGTACGGCGGTATTTATGCCCTCGTTTTGTTCAATTTCAACTTCTGTTTCCTCAACATATTCAAATGTTGATATAAAATTCTGTGTCCTTATGCCGTAAAAAATTGTTATAATTATACATATCAATGCTATTATTGCCGATATAAGAGATACTATTATAGCTTTGTTCAAAGCCTTGTCAAACCTCTCAGCGGCTATTATATAACGTTCCTGCCATTCGCTGTTACATCTGTTGCAATTGGGCATTTTAGCACCTCTTTACTTAAATATCACTGAGCCTATTTGTGTAGATAGTATGCCGATTGCTGTTGTAAGTATTGCAAGCCCTATCTTAATGATAAAGCTTAACTGCGTTGTGTTTTTTGCTTGATTTATCGCCATTTCGTTTATTTTTTCGTTGGTCTGTTCGTGCCGCTCTGAGCAGTCTTTCTGCCGGACGTATCTGCTGTCACATAAGTCGATTAATTCTTTGCGGAGTTCTTCTGTCACACCAACCACTTCCTTTAATCTTTATTACGCTGCTGACGTTGTCAGCTTGTTCCAGCTGCCGAATGTTGTCGTGCCTTGCAAAGTTACCAGTGTCCTGATGTATATATCTCCGGTAGTATATATACATATCTGTATTCCTGTGAAGTCTGCTATCGTATGCATTACAATAAGCTCAAAGTCGTTCTGATTGTCAGGCACGTTCGACAAGCTGCTCAGTGTAGCTCCGACAGAAGTCCACTGTCCAACGTTGAAATAAGTGTTGAGATCGTCGTCTGTCTCTAAGGCACTCGCCGGAGCACTTAAGTTTAAGGTTTCAACTGCATCAGCCTTTTCTGATAAAGCTTGGTCGATAATCTTCATATTATCAGTGATTACCTTCATTGAGAACTTATCGCTGCTATCTTCCTGCATCCCGAGATTGTAGTTATCTGTGTATGTCGTAGCCATTAACTTCCCTCCAATACGTTTATTGTTCGCTGTTCCAGAGCGGATATAGTGAATTCTTCCATGCCTGCTATGTTCTGCGACATGATAAGATTCTGATTTGCTCTGTTCTGTTTGTCCTCTACGCTATTTCCACTCGATATAGTACTGCCTTTATACGTCGGTCGAATAATTGAGCCTCTCAGATTGCCCAGAATCATTCTCGTTATCTCGCCTGTAAGCTCGTTCTTTTCGACTTCCGTTATTTTCTGCTCAGTCGTGATGTCAAGCTCTGGACAGTATATAGTGCCGGTATCTCCGTATTTGTAGTTTTGCAAGTTCAGAAATTCCGCATATCTCGGGTCGTTCTTCAAAGCCGCCAACTGCACGTCATACGTGATTTTCGGCGTTTTAAGTCGCTCCCAAAGTGCTTTTTCGTCTGCGTCAAGCCGCTCCTTGCTTCCTTCGTATTCACTATAGTTGAATTGCCACATACGCACTACAGGATGATGCATTCTTGACGTAGGCAGTATCGTAGCAATGCCATAGGAGAAGTTTCCATAGTTATCATAGCACATCAGATTCGTGCAGACTTCCGTGTAGTCAACTCTTTGCGTGATTTCGGTCATATCAAGTGAATATCGCAGATAGAACGCATTGTCCTTAGCGTACTGCATCCTTTTATTAATCGAGAAGTAAAAATTATCACGATATAGTTCACCGCCATAGCGATTTATCAGGCTGTTATCAGCTCCGACCATTGCTGCCCATACAGAGGTGTTTATGTATTCAGACGGTCCGCAGATAGTTTCAATGTCACTATGACCCTCGAATCTGTAATACTCGTATCCGGGAAGCTCCGCATTATAACGCTTGCTAAAGCAGAAATCAATGAATGCTTCTGCGTTGCCGCCTCTGAACGTTTCGACCAATAACAGCATATCCGTCATATCCTGAGTAATGTGCTTTGCATGAACGTACATTTCACGGCTCTGTCCTGATAGTTTCGGCTGACTTATATCGATGCGGAACAGCTGTCCGTCTACTTTCAGTACGTTATTGACAAGCAGATTTTTCCATTTTCCCCATGAATCGAGAGGATGTGTAAGCTCTACATCCCACCGCTCGTCATTGTGGATCGATGTGCAGCTTATAGGGTCAAGTATAGCCAATCCGTTGCTGTCAAATCCGTTCTGAGGCTCATGTAGGTCATATACGTATATCTGATGCTTTCTTTCAAGTGACCATGGGTCTATGCCTCGTATATCCGGCATAAGTCCGTTATAAGGTTTACCATTGTTTACAGCTGCATCGACAAACCATAAAGCTAAAGGATACGGTTTTTCCATATATTTTTCCGGTAGCTCTATAAATTGTTTGTTTTCGATTTTGCCATCTTTTATCTGCCAATCATAAGTGGATTCTGCTGAAATATCGGCATATATCAAGTCTGTTGTTATATCATCGAGCATATATCCGAAGTCGATGACAAGATATACAGTTGCGTCTGCTGTCGGGGTATACCTCACCACATACTCTTCAAGCGTTCTGCTTGCTCCGGAAAAAAGTTCCGTCTTAGCTATTACGCTATTGCTGTTAAGTGGGTCAGTGTTTGTAGGGCGATTAGCTAATATGGCTATATACTCCTTGTCCGAGCCATAGCTACAATAAAATCCGGAAGGACTACAGAATTTAAGTTTGAACTCAAACGGAACATCCTTGATTACTTGAACTGGATAATATATTCTCTCATATCCTGCTCCACCTTTGTATATCAAAGTGTTATTTGTGCCAGCGGTGTAGGTGTTCTCGAAGCGAGGGAAAGAAGCCATATTCTTTGTCCAGTCGCTTATATTTCGGATGCTCATATCAATCAACTCCTATCGGGAATCCTACTTCCTCAGCGAGATATGCTGCGTCAACAATCTGTTCGGATGTTACTCCGGTCATTCCTGCCGGAATTGTTGTTCCTGCCGGTAAAAGGTCGCTATTAATCACGTTTTTACCATTAGGGCAAGTTAGCAGTGTCTGTGAATCTGAATCTGACATATCAGCATCGATGATATTATAAGTGCTTCCGGATATAAGGCTAATACCGTTATTTCCACTTGGACTTAGCTTGCCTTCGATCAAACAGTTCTGCATAAAGCTGCTTCCAAAAGGATTTCCGCTATTGCCTTGAATCTTGACATGGCAATATTTGACTGATGCATATTCACTATCCATTGCCCCTCCGAACACAACCGCATTGTTGTCTGCTCTTACATTTACGCTGCTTCGCATTAGCTTAAATATGTGATCTCCGTGACGTGTGTTCCTGTGGAACAGTGTACCGCTCGACATTATGCCGGATAGCTTACACTGCTCGATAAGCAACTGACCGTCTGCATAGTAGTCTTCATTAAGCAGAAAAAAATCACCGCCTTCATGAAGAAAATCAACGATATTCAGACGTACGACATTACATAAGCCGAATACAACAAACGGACTATCAGTAGAGTATACATTCTTGATGTTCCAGCCGTTTCCGTTGATCTGAGTACAACGGATTCTTATCCTCGGAACTCCTTCCGGATAGAGAGCGTTCATGTCATATTCGCCGGCAGTATCGGGAAATTTCACGTAAACTCCGGATGTTCCTATTGCTTCAAGGACCTCATCCCATTCGTATGGGATGAATGGGTCTGCCTGTGTCCCTGTTCCCTGCATCTTACAGCCACCTCTCTCTCACGTTGATGCTCATGCTGCCGACTGCTCCATTATGCTTTATGTAGTTCTGTCCGGTATGAAGCAATGGAAAGCCATATTTTGACTTGTATGTAATGTCATACTTCTGATTGTTGCGGATATAGTACACTACACTTAGCTCACTATCAACAACAACTATATCATTATTATTGACCTGCTCAGTCAGATTGTTGATCTCAAAATCTTTGCCGTTTGTGTTTATAATGACGCTTTCGGCTGTCGGAATAAACCGTATTTCCGGAGATGCGAACATAGTTCCGGTATTTGGTATCTCGACATAGTCCGTAGCTGATGTGATGTTGAGTTCTGTCGGATTTACCGCATAAGCGAATGGCTCAACGGTAAATACTATGTTGATTTTTCCGAAGCGGACAGACATCCGCTCCGGTGATTTCTCAATCTTGATTACTTTGTAAAACTTGTCCGGTTCTTCACTGAATATCAGTTCTCCATTGCCTGTAAGCCATTCGTGAATAGCTCGTATCTTAGACTTGTCCGGTATGCCTAAAACTACCTGTAGTTCTTGATGTGCATACCTTCCTGTCGCATAGTAGGCATCAGTGATATTGCCTGGAGTTTCAGCCATGTTGACAAGCTCGTCATTCGGTGTAGGCATTGGAGTTGATTCCAGCAAGCCGAAATTTTTTGAATTTTGATTATTATAAATAAAATAACTGCTCATCCTGTCAACCCCATTCCTGCAAGCTGATACTGAGTTTCCTGAGCAAGTTCCTCAGCAAGCTTTCTAATGTTTGTCGATGAATCGATATTGCCTGTAAATGTGATATTTACAGGGATGTTATATGTGTTGTTGCCGCTGTTTGCTCGGCTGATGCTTCTTGCGTATGCAAGGTCAGCAGATGCATTAAGCTTTACATCTGTGTCGAATTCTCTCGGTATGCTTTTTGCCATTTCCTCGGTTTTAGCTGCCATAGTGTCCGTGAATCCCTCAACTATACCAAGTCCGAGAAATTTACCAACTTCATCACGCATTACTCTTGACGGAGAGTGAATTCCAAAGAAATCTTTTACTCCGCTTTTAACTTCGTCGCCGAATTCCTCAATAACTTCTGTAATGTAATCACCAATGTTGAGGAATCCGTCAAGAATACCCTTTGCAACGTCTTTACCGAGTTCAAGCCAGTCAATCTCAGTAAACGAATTCCATATATTGTCGATAATTGTTGGGATATTTTCAAGCAAGTAATGTATTGCTTTCGGCAGTCCCTCTGCAACGGCTTTTATCAGCTTGACACCAGCTCTCATAAGCCTGCCTAAGTTAGACGGCTTTGTAAGTCTATCGGCAATACTAACAACTATTTTTGGCAATTCTGCCATTATTGTCGGCATTGCGTTTGCAAAGCCCTCGACCAAAGACACAAGAAGCTCGAAACCACTGTCAATTATCTTATCAAGTTCTCCCTCGTCAACTAACTGACTGCTGATATCCTCGATAAGCTTCGGTATTTTCGGCATGATTTCGTTTGTCACATCTGCAAGTGCTTCTGTGAGTTTTCCGAACAATTGTAAAGCTCCTTCAAGGAACTGTGGAAGATTCTCAACAAGAGCGTCTGTTACCGTTCCGACAAGCTCTGGAAGCATCGGCAATAATTCATCTGCTACCTGATTCAAGCCGTCTATAAGTCCCATAAACAGCGTTACAGCTCCTGCGGTCAGCTCTGTTACCGCTTCCGGAAGCTTGTCTATAAGTCCGGTTACAAGGTCTGTAGTGCCCTGTATCATTGCAGGAAGTATAGTCTGCGTAACTACAGGTAGAGCGACTATAATAGCGTCAGCTGCACCAGTAAGGATGCTGTTGAACCCTGTTGTCACGCTTTTAAGCAGTGTAGGCAGCGAGCTTTGAAGCTCTTTGACTGCTTTCGGAAGCACTTTCTGCGTAAATGTTGGCATTGCTTTGCCGGCGTATTCTCCGATTTGCTTTATAAGCTTTCCGGTTGTCTTGGTCAAATCCGGCAATACCTTAGCAACAAGTGGAGGAACTTTCTTCACAATCAAAGGCACTGCGGAATCAATTACTTTTCCAACTCCTTTTAAAGCTCTTTGAATTGTTGGTATCATATTTTCGCCAACCGCTTCTATACTTGACATAAAGTCGTCTACAAGCTTATTTATGTCGGCTCCGTCTGTTGCAATTCCTGTAAGTAGGTTTTTATAAGCTGATTTCATAGCGGCTGTAGAGCCTTGAATTGTCTTAGCAGCTTCTTCTTGAGTTGTTCCTGTGATGCCGATTTCAGTCTGCACAACATGAATAGCATCGATCATATCACTATAAGATGATATGTCATAATGTACTCCGCTTATCTTCTCAGCATCAGCAAGAAGCCTTTCCATTTCGGATTTTGTGCCGCCATAGCCAAGCTTAAGATTGTCAAGCATCGTGTAATTCTGCTTTGCAAAACCCTGATAAGCATTTTGTATTGATGCCATATCAGTACCCATTTTGTTAGCATTATCGCTCATATCACGGATAGCCATATCAGCCTTATCGGCTGATTTCTCGGTGTCACCGTTTAAGCTTTGGAGCAAACTCGCTGAAAACGATGTGACCGTTTCCATGTACTCATTGGCTGACATTCCGGCATTTTTAAAAGCGTCATCTGCGTACTTCTGGACTTTAGGAGCACTGTCCTTGAATAGCGTCTCAACACCACCCACAAGCTGCTCATAGTTTCCGTACTGATCGACTGATGCTTTAGCGATCGCTGTAACGCTTGTCGCTGCCAATGCTGCTCCGGCAGTAGCCGCTTTAGCCAGTGCTTTGGTATAGCTTGACACAGCTTTTATTCCGGCTTCCATAGCCTTTTCTGTGGTCTTAGCAAACGTCTCTGCTGATGCTTTAGCAGCTTTGAAGCTTATGTTTGCGGCTTCTTTTGACATTTTTTTGATTCCGTCAGAGAGCGGACTTAGCTTGCTTGTTACGTCAGTGATCTGCTGTTTAAAGTTTTCTACCGCCGTTTTTCCGGCTGTAAAAGACTGCCCTATTTTGGTTTTACCGTTCTCGTCATTAAATCGTTTAAGCTCTGCACTTGACTTCATCAAAGCTTGCTCAGAATCAGCAAGCCTTTTTCTGTAAGTGTCAAGCTCGATTTCGGCTTTTCTTACAACTTTTGCCTGCTGTTCGACCGCTTTAGAGTTCAAGCCTTCCTTTTCAATCAGTTCGTCAAGCTTTTTCTGCTCTTTATCATACGCTTCCGTTTGTGTTTTTACCGCTTCGCTATAGGCTTTTACTTTGCTTGTGTTCAGTGATACCTGAGACTGTAGGTTCTTCTGCTGCGTTGCAAGCGAGGACATAGACTTCACACTGTCATTATATCTCGATGATAAGACATCAAACTGCTTGCCTAATACTTTTAGTTCGCTATCGACCGATTTAAGGTTATTTTTAAACTTTTCAGCTCCGTCAAGCTCTAACGTGGTTTTTATTTCACGCTCCATTGTTTTAGTTCACCTGCCTTTCGTTCAAGCCACATTTCAACGATTTCACCATATGTTGAAAAAAGGATGTCCACACGGGACATCCCTAATTCATACCCGTAGTTTAAGATGCGTAGTGTGGCTCTACGCTTTATGCGTTTTTTTCAGATTCAACGTCTGCAAGGTCTGGGTCGGGCTCGGGAATGCCCTCCGGAACTTCAAAACTCATGCCGTCATTAATTGCGGCATATACAGCATTTTTCGCTGTTATCAAGTCGGTAGGAGTAAGCAGTGACAGCATAAGATCATCATCAACAAACTTCTTCTTAGGCTCATCTATCAAGCCAAGAGCAACTTCTGAATTATGTTTGAATATCGCACCATTAGCAAGATCAGTGAGGACCCCAGACAACCTTATCAGTATCTGAGATAACGTACTGTCACCTTTCAGCCACTCATTAAGTTCGGCGATGTTGCCACAACGCTTTTCTATATCAAGCATCGCTTTGGTGCTGTAATAAAGCTCTATTTTCCTACCATTAAGCTCTATCTCACGAGTTCTCATTGACTATATCTCCATTACTCTGGCTCTGACCGATATTCAGCTTTGTATTCAGCCATGTCTTGCAAGCTGCTTCTGTCGAGAAAATAGCGGTCTCTTCGTAAGTGTCATTATAGTTCGGAAGAGTTGTAATTCTTCCTGTAATGGTCGGGGTCTGCCACTCGATGCTCTGACCTTTTGTCTGTGTCTCTTCGGAAGGAAGCTGGAACTTGACCTTATAAAGCAGTGTAGCTTCATACATCTGCACATTGTTTATTTTTTTTGTCTTGTAATAGCCAAGACCTACGTATGGAGCGTTATCTCCGGCTTTCTTCTTGATTACCTTTATTTCGCTGCCTACGTCACCCTCAGTTACTACAGTATGACCGAGCAGTCTTGCCTGTATATCAAGTGTGTCCTCTGTGTCTGTGCCGAAGTCAGTCACGCCAAGCTCGATAGTTCCCTCGGAGAACGAAGTATCGTTCTCGGCGATAGCATCATCACCATAGAGAGGATTGTCGTTGCTTGTAATGCTCTTATTAGCACTAATCGCCTTACCGATAACGAATCCTGTGCCGTATGTTGGTGCTGAACCGTCTGGTTCTGTAAGAATAATAGCGGCTACTGGATATTTAAGTCCGATTTTTGCCATTATTTATCATTCCTTTCACTTATCTATTTTTTTGAGTGCTTCATCATATACTGCTGCCATAGCTCTGTAGCACTCTTTTTCGTTCTTTTTCTGTATCTTGTCTGCGAACCTATCACCTTTTTTGCCGTTTTTTCCGTAGTTTATCACAAAGGCTTTTTCAGCGTTTCGCACACCTTTGCTGTCTGTTCCCTGCGGATATATTTCACGGCTGTACGGATATGGAGATGTTCCGACCGATCTAAGCATATCGCCGCTTTCTACGTGTCCGGCTGCGAGTATTCCTTCACGCCAGTTGTCTTCTGCTGTCTCAGCTCCGGCATCAAGCATCCTGTCCGGTAAATCTCCACCTATCTCATTAGCAAGCTCACTGAGCTTTGAAGTGAGTATGTCTAAGCCTTTGGTTTTTACCGACATATCATACCACCTCACAAGTCCAAGCGTAGTGTATAAGCTTTGTATCCTCGTCATATATCACTGTAGGCTGTTCTACTGCGATCTCGTCACATAGTTCAAGTCTTTTGGTGATTCTGTCGGGGATAGTCGAGTATTCTTGCTTGGTGTAGAAGTCAACAGCTATCAACATACCGGATTCTGCTATCTGATTGTCACCGGATAAGCCTATACCTTCAAGCTCTCGCCAGACGATATAGTCGTTTGTAGCTTTATAAGCTTCAAAATGGAATACATCGACCTCGAACGATGTAAGTATATCTTTAAATCCAGCCAATGTCATAGTCTTCCTCCAGTCTACTTAGCGACAGCTTAGAGCTGGGCGGTCTTGTGCCGGTATCGTGCTGCACTTGCTCTATGCGGTACTGCTTGCCGTCTATGATAGCTACGTCCTGTGATGATATATCCCTATGCATCGGTATCTGAATAAGCTCAGAAAGCTTTACATCTGCTTGCATAGCTTCATAGTTGCGTCTGACACCGATTGTCTTATACTCGAACCTTAGTGCCTGATACTTAAGCACAAGACCGTCTCTTGGCATATCGCCAATATTAGCGATATTTTCAACGGTATAGATGTTGACGATTCCGTCATTGAATTGCAAAAACTCAGCTTTCTTCTTCATCGTCTTCCACCGCCTCTGTCTGATACTTTGCACGGAGCATTATAAGCTCCGCAGAAAAATTCGTCTTGAAATCTTCAAGAGCGTTGCTCCTGATATAGCGGCAAAGGTCGAATAGCAGCTGTTTTTCACTTGGATTCTTGGTGAAATCTATCGTTGTACCGGCATAAGAGCAGAGGATTGTCTCTGCTCTTTCCAGTATTCCGCTGAGCTTGCTGTCGCTGTCGGCATCGTCCCATGTGATGTCAAGATAGTTTTTCAGCTCGTCCAGCATCTTTTGTCACCTCTATCAAGTAGTCTGTGGTGTATTGTCAATTGTACCGGATACGTTTGCATTGTAGTTGAATGCAAGCGGAGCAAGATTCGAGATGTCAAGATAGAGGAAGGAGTTGATGTCCTTTGGTCTGCCATTGCCGTAGAGCTTTATCTTGTATGTTCTGAGGTCTTCAAGGAATTTGTAATCATCAGTGTATTCGAGCTTGCCGCCCTTAGATGTACCAAGACCCATGAAGTAGTTCTTAGCGATTCCGATAACAGCGTGACCGCTTGGAACTGCTACAGACTGTACTATATCAGTCGGGAATGGGAGTACGTCATGCATATAAGTACCGCCCTGAGTGAGAATTGTTGTTGCTGGCATCACTTTGGTAAAGTAGTCAGCTGGGTTGACTACAAGAAGAGCTCTGCTAACAGCTCTTGGCTGATTCAGTCTATCCTTAGCGAGATCGGAAAGAAGTGCACCATAAGCAGCCGGATCAAGAGTAGTCACTGATGTTGCTGACTTTCTTGCATATCCTGTAGAAGGATTGAGAGAACCTGTAAAGTTTCTTGTCATTCCGACAGGCTGATTGAGACCGTTGCCGTCTACGATTGCTGTCTCGAGGCCTACAGCAAGTGCATCTGCAAGGACTGCACGGCAGTAAGCGTCTACCCACTGAGGACCGAGATCAAGCATATCCTCTGTGCAGTACATATATGCTGTAAGCTTACAGAGTGTAAGATTTACAATCTCGATAGCTCCGGAGAGCTTTGTTGTGATTGCTGTGTTAAGTTCGTCCCATGTAGCTGACTGTGATGCCTGAGCGTTGAGTACCCACTTAATAGCTGCTCCTGTCGGTGTGAAATCGATAAGGTTAAGAAGCGGATGCTCCTTCTTCATATCTTCCATCACTGAATCAATAACAGTCTCCGGAAGATCGTTCATAATGTTTGTGATAACCCCTTCCTGCTTGGCAGAAGAAATGAAGTCTTTATAGAACTTAGTTTCCTCTGTTGTGAGCTGTCTTACTCCACGAGCAGCGAGGATTGATCGGTCTGTTGCTTCAACTACGCCTGTAGCCTGCTCCATGATGCTCTTCTCCACGAACTGCTGCCATTCGTTCATGGCTGCTGCCATTGCTTCTGAATCGCCGCTTTTCACACTTTCAGAAAGCTTTGCTAAGATGTCGGTTTTCTCCTGATTGAGTTTGTCAAGATTTGGTGTAGGCATTTTTCTACCGTCCTTTCATTACTTAAAATACTTCATAAAGTCCTCAGCCATATTCGGTTTAACCGGTTCAGGCTCAGGCACTTTAAGTTCGATTGATTCTGTCAGTGCACAAGCCTTTTCCATGATGCTTGTGTACTGCTTTATGCCGTCTGTCTTTGCTGACTGCAAAGCCTGTTTTGCGGCTTCTATGTTGATGTCTTTTTCGGAGTATTCGTCTGCAAGACCGTACTCCACGCACTGCTCTGCTGTCAGATATGTCTCGTTATCAAGCATTTCAATAAGCTTATCTTCCGGAAGCTTGTCACCTGCTTTGCTGAGATATGCCTGTCGTGATGCTTCGTTCAGCACGTCAAGATCATCAGCCGCTTTCCGCAGTTCTTTGCTGTTGCCCATTGTGATTGTCCAAGCATTGTGAATCATCATTACTGCGTTCCTTGGCATTATGATCTTGTCTGCCGCCATTGCTATTACAGAAGCTATTGAGCAAGCAAAGCCGTCAATATACGCTGTAACGTTTGCAGGATGTCGTCTAAGCTGATTGTAGATGCTTACACCCTCCAGTACTGAACCGCCAAGAGAGTTGATATATACATTAATTTGCTTGACATCCTTGTGTTTTTCAAGTTCCTGCTTGAAATGCTCTGCTGATGTCTCTGATTCTTCCTTTTTCCCTGTTGCCCAGTTGTAAGAATCACCTTCAACAGCAGAGTAGATGTATAAGTCAAGTGATTCCAGCATCTCCGCCTGCTGTCTGATCTCCCAAAATTTCTTCATTTGCCAATTCACCACCTTTCGCAGCTATATCAGCTGTTGTATAGTTTTTTGTCATGTAGTGTTGCTTAGACCATTCCTCGCCAAGAGCATGGCATCCAGCCTTTTCTCTTGCTTCGTCCGGACTAAAGAATCCTGATGCTATGAGCTTATCTACCTTATCAGCTATCTCGAATATATCGATATGCTTTATAGCAGAGGTATCAGCTTCAACGCTACATCCGTGTATGATCTCTATCGGGCTGAACTGCTTGCTTGTCAGCTCTTCGGAGATAAGATTCGTGATAACGTCAATGCAGTTAGTAAGCATTATGTTGTAAGCCTGTTCAAGTCCGGCTACATCCCCCCGAACAAGTGCCGGAGGAATTTTAAAAGCTTGTGCAGCTCTTGCAAGTGCTTCGTCAACAAGATTCTTAATATCAGATACATCGTTCGAGTACTTTGTGTTTTGACTGTTTTGTGTCGTGTAGGTGTAACCGTCGAACAATGGCAGCACACTGCTCACTGAGCTGTCAAAATAGCTCTTAAAGTAGTCGTTCATGAGTTTTTTAAAGCGATTCTCAAAGTTGATATCGCCCTGGGCTTTGGCTGAGATATTAAGTACACCTTTTTCCTTACCGGATTTGATGTATTTTTCGGATGCACTCTTAATAAGCTGCTGATACATCCCAAAAATGCTATCTACAATGCTCTGTATGTCGTTATTTGAATAACGGAAGTACCAGACATCGTCTATACCAAAAGGACGCTGAAACGTGAAATTCCCTCGTGTTACGTCAGTAAAGATAATGTCGCTGAGCTTATCATCTTTCTGATAACTATCAGCTATGATTTTTTCAGTTCCATGCGGAACTACAAGACACTCACGATGATACAGAAGTTTGCACACCAGCTCTTGCCAAAATTGCGTTGAATTCTGCTTCTTGTTTGGGCGGTAGTTCAGATTCACCCACTCATACCGCCTTATTTCCTGACCTTGCTGATAGGTCTTGAACTCGCACTTAGATACAAGTCCGGCTATCATTTCAATTGTCGTGAACAGTGCAAACGCTTCTATCGCTATTCCGGTCTTTGCATCGGCTCGATATGTGTCGACTTCAATAGTTCCTGAGACTTTCTTCTGGAACAGTCCTCCGAGCCAGTCTGTTATTTTAATTTATACCACCCTCTTTCAATATGAAAATACACCATAATCGAACACATCTTTCTGCAAGTCGCCCTGATAGCCGTCCAGAACATCAGAAACGCATTCGGCTGCAACAAAAGCCTTGAAAGTATCTGTCTTACGGCTCTTAGGCTCAATTTTTCCGTAAGTCACATTTCCTTTTGTGCTCGTTTCAGTCTTGGAGTTGTTGCACATCCACCGCATTACTGGGGAATCTCCCCACGCAAAACGATGATTCACAAATCCGCTTGTTATAAGCGGTACTCTCCGCATTTCGTCACTTGGTCTAATGCGGTATACATTCCCATAGTCCTTGTCAGCTGAGAAGTTAATATCCATTAAGGCATTTTTCAGCAGTTGATACCTGTAATCGTCTATTGCGACCATAAGTATTGATGAATTTCGTTTTCTGGCTTCGTTCTCCAACCAAAGGCACGGAAGCTCCGGCGGTATCTCTACAGCATCAACGAATGTGACGTGTCCCTGTGCTTCCCATTGCCTAAGCGGAGGTTTAATTCTTTTAAGATCAGCTGATTGACTGCATATCCATGTATGTGATATCCAGTAGTCTATGCCGTCTACTCTCCAAAGCAAGCCTGCTCCAAGAAAGTCGTTTGTTTTCATGTAGTCGATTCCGGCTACGCACGGTCTACCTGATATAAGCTCTTCGTTTATCAGCTGATTCGTAGCTAAGATGTTTTCCCACGATGTTACTTCGTTCTCTCTTGTTTTCGGCGGCATATTCATACGCTTTGTCATGAATGACACGTTTGCCGCTGGATTGAGACTGTAATCGTAGTATTCAAGCTCCATTTCCTGCATCAGATCGGGGAGATACGGCAGTGACGGATTCGCTTTCGTCCAGTTCAGCTTGTCGTGTACTTCGTCCTCGTTGTCAAGTCTGCATATAAAGGGGAGCTGACCGTTATCAGGTATTTCGCCGTTGAGGATGCCGAGAGCTTTTTCCTTCATATCATCGAGGGGACCGCCTCTGACATCTCCGTCAGTAGTGATATATGTTCTTCTTGGGAACTTCTTCTTACCTGTACCGGTAGTTGCTACATCTATCAGCTGATAGTTTTCGTAAGCGTGAATTTCGTCAAAATCGACTTTACCAGGTCTGCCGCCGTCTTTCGTCTTAGCATTCGCTGTCCTGAATCGGAACTTAGAGCCGGTATCAGTACAAGTGATAAGCTCCTTAGTCCATGCGAAGTGCCTCTGCATGATATTCGCATTGTTTTCAAGGACGTTGTACACATCGTCCCATGAAGTCCTTGCTTGATCTTCTGAGGTCGCAAAAATGTCAATATCATAGTTCGGCACACCGTTAGTCTTAGTGAGCAAACAGAAATCCTCAAAACCGAGGATGCCGTTTTTACCTGCTCCACGTCCTACGTATATAAATAGCAGCGGAAACCTCAGTCTGCCGTCCTCAGTATAGACACAATTATGAAGAGCAAAGCAGAATTTTTCCCATTCAAAAAGCTTAAACGGAAAGTATTTCTGATAGCTTAGATATTTTTTCAGCTGGTCTTTGTCTATCCTCAAATTCTCGGATAGAAACGTCTTTTCCACGAAATCACAAAGAAGATACTGCTCTTTACAGCATCGAATCTTGCCAGATCGTACAAGCTCAATGTAATCATCGATTTCCTTACAATTCGTCATCTTCGGATGTCACCCGAACCGTGTCAGTGTCTAAGTTCAGCTGCTTAAGCACAGCAAGCATGGCTTTCTGATTGTCTCGCAGTTCTTTGATAGACGGATTCGGCTTAGTCACTTCTCGACCGGTGCAGTTCGTCTCCTGTATCAGCACTCCACGCTCTTTAATATCTTTTTTCAGGGAGATGCACATCTCATGCATTGCAGAGTAATCATCTATCAGAGCGATAAAAGCATCTATGTTTGCGTTTTTTGCTTTTAACTGGTCAATTAGTGACTTTCTTACACTTTTTTTAGCCATTTTTTCACTCCTTTTTATTTGGTTACACTTATTGATTAAAAACGTGCATAAAAATCAATTTTTGTGCGAAATTTCTCTTTTGTCTTG